CTACGGTTTACAAAACCGTTGCTCTATCCAGCTGAGCTAGTTTGGCGTTTGAGTTGAAAGTATTTCTTATAGTATCTAGACTTGATTTCATCAATCACTTCTTGATCTTCAAAGAAACCCATGTATTTGAGGAGTTGGGATGACCCCTCTAATTCACTGATCAATCTTAACACATTGACTGGTGTAACGTCAAGTCCTCCAGGAGTCCATTGAGTGTGATCATTCATTGACGTAAAGGCCACGGACCAAAGTAATCTTCTTTATCTAGTTCTAGATATTGATACAATGCAATGTGTAGGTGCCAATAACGAAGATACCAATCAGCAATCAGACCATACATCGGAAGTTCGTGATAGTCATTTTCATTCTGATGAAGCATCCTGATCAATTCATCTTTATTCATAGGTAGGAGAGGAGGGACTTGAACCCTCACGAAGTTTACCTTCAACAGATTTTAAGTCTGGTGCGTCTACCGATTCCGCCACACTCCCATCAGATTCCCAAGTAGGAGGATGAAAAGCACAATACTCATTGAATGTGATCTTCATCTCCTTATCAGTAAGGTTAGCATTTCTTGCCGCTTTTGGCAAATTCCATTTGGCATGGAATAGCATTTCCATTGACTGTCGGGTTTCGGGTCTCATAAAGTTGAATAGAGATGGTTGTAGCGAGGCGTCTAGGAGTTTGACAATTGCCTTGCCTCGCTGACTTATGTATTATACATTCTCTTGGTCCATACTGTCAAGGACTTGTTTTTGAAACTCTTCCACTTGCTCCTTGACTTCATCTGGAATAAGAGATTCCTGCTTGACGGGCACACACATTACTGCATCACCATTAGGACGCTCAATACGCCAAACGATATTGTTTCGGTTGGCAACATCAATACAAAATTCCATGTAGTCATGAAACTCTTGCTCAGTAATTACGATTGGTTGATTGATCATGCTTCAGAAAAACAATAAGTGCGCTCATCGGGATTGGTGATGTCTTCAATAGTAGAGACAGTTTCAGCAAATCCTTCAGATCCTTCGCGATCCCATTTCCAAGTGACTGTCTTTACATCACCTTCACTAGACTCGATCTTGACTTCGCGCTTAGAGAAGTTGATGTAGACGTGCTGGAGGGTTTCCATAGGACTCCTGTGTTGACCCTCTTATTATAGCACAGTCAGTTGAGGAAGATGCTGGTTGCGGTCAGTTTCATAACTGCCCCTGCCGTGAGGGTCATGGCACCGCCTGCCTCCATGGTAGCAGCACCAGATGCAGTCATGGAGATCAAACCCGCTGCTACATTCACCTTAAAGGCACCAGCACCGACGTTAAACGCTGCGCCTGCCGCTGCCACGTTAGCAATAAATGGTCCAGGTGTTGTAATAGTAAATGGTGGTAAACCTCCAGTAATAGCAGGAGACTGGACAAATGTGATTGGTCCACCAACAGTGCAAGTATAACCACCAAGTCCAACTGGTGTAGTCAGGTTTACATCCTGAGTGAGGGTTGATGTGGACATAGTGATAGCATTTCCTGCGTTAATAACATGCTCACCCCCAGAGAATGTAGACGTGCTGTATAAGTTCTCGTAACTACTACCACTCAACTTACAATCTCTAGCACCCAACTCAAAGTTAATGCAATTAATTTTAATTGCAGCACCACTAGTATTCAGATCAAGATCAGATCCAAAATTGATCGTATGCTTTTGAATAGTGCCTGCATCTTCTGCACCCTTTCCTTCGTTATCAACTGTCTTAGCAGCACCTTGAGCATTCATAAAGAAACCACCACCGACTTCAATATGGCAATCTCCAGTAATCTTCAAACGATAATCGCCATCGATGGTGATGCAATTGTCTCCATCGATAGTTTTACAGTCATCACCATGCACTTCTTGTGTATGGTTTCCAGGGTAAGAAGTATGATCAGAGACAAAGTTTTCCTGATCATTTTCTGTGCCAGAACTCTTTTTCTTGTATTTCTTGACCTGCTCATCAATTTCTGCTTCAGTCAGATCTGGATTTTGCTCTCTAAATTCTTTCTTTGCTTTGAAATCTGCGAGAGCACTGTTGTTAGACTTAATTGATGTGGTAGTTTTACCAGAAGAATCTTTCTTGATTGTTGCTTGTCTACCAGGAGTGCCGAATTGCAATTCGTAAGCACCGTTGATAAAGTTTTTAGCAGTTGTTAGGTAGGGATCTGCTTCCTCAAAGAAAGAATCTAGGAATCCACCACCAGAGTCACCACCACAATCACCATATCCACTACCTAAAGGAATCGCAGCAAGGGCAGCAGGAGTACAAGATGTGGTGCCAAAGAATGGATACCAACCGACATCATCTTTACCACCACTGGCCTCTCTATCACAACCAAAATCAAATAGACTCAAAAATAGAGTTAGAAGACCAGTAAGACCACCAATACCATTTTGCAATACATCCATTCCAGCAGAAAAAATCTGCGATCCAGATTGCCAAGCATCAATGATTTCTTTCGCTTGCTCACCAAGTTCTACAATACCCTTAACAGTATCAACAACACCCATGACTTGACCAAGGATATCTTGGACTGTGCAAATGATAGAATCGATCATTGATTGCACACCTTGTAGTGCTGCTTCTGCCTGAGAAATTAATCCACCAACGATACCCTCAACAACACCAAGCAAACTACCAATTGCGCTATCAATATAACCAGAAAGATTACCATCTAGAGCACAGATAGCAGAAAGAATTGTTGAAATTGCAGTTTCAATTGCAGTAAATGTTGCTCCAGGAATACCAAGGAATGATGCAATAGTTTCAGCAGGAAGTTGAATTGCCTGAGCAAGAGCATCTAATTCTTGTCTAAGTGCAGAAATAAGTTGAGCAAATACTGCACCAAGAAAGTTTTTGATTTTTCCTAGTAGTTTATCTGCAGATACAACTTTATTTTCAATTACATCAATGAAATTGCCATCATCACTTCTAATAAGAGTTCCAGCAGAAGAGGCAAGATCTTCAACAAGATATGTCAGTTTATATTCAAGCATCTTCCAGGGACCACCTGTGCCTGATGCTGCGGGAATTGGTTTGGATGGTGTTGTTGGTTTCTGCGAATTCATACTGGATCCGCTAACACCAGGAGCATTGCCAAGGTTTGCGGGAGATCCCGCAGATCCAGGTGTTACGCCATTATTAGGAAGAGAAACGCTATTATTATCTACAGGATCTGAGTTAGTAGGACTGATTGTATTTGTTGATCCTGTCGGCATTTTTGCTGCGTTTGGAGCAATCCCGTCAGGCACATCCTGTCCAGTAAATAAAAATTGCTTATCGGTAGATTGCTCACCCTTTCTAGTACGCAATACACCCATAACAACAGGCATTTGAGCATTCTCACCGTCAAGGAAAAATCCCATGACAATAGCGCCAGGTTGTAATTGACCTGAGGACTCACCTTGCCCATCATTTCCTGCTTGAGCAGTTGTCTGTAAAACAGTTGCCCAAGGAAGATCTTTGGTCGGGAGATTTGAAGTGCTCTGACCGTTAGGATCGGTGTAGTAATTCAATACACGCACCTTTACTCGACCAACGTTTAGAGGATCTTCATTATCTTCAACCTCTCCGACCCACCAATAGAATCCATCCTTCCCTACGAAGTTAGTATTCTGCTCATTAATAATACCGTCAACAGACATTGATTTGTATATCTCCTAGTTGAATTTATTTATCGTTGTAGTCCAGCGTTGTATGCATCATAAGAATTCTGTCCCATGATGTTGAAAGATACAATTGTCCTTTCTTTTGTGCTCTTATTCATAGGACCCTCATGCAAAAGATATGATGGAAAGATAACCAAATCTCCCTCTTTTACAAAGGGTTGATATTCCAAAAGATCTCCTGTTGCAGGATCATTAAATGGAGAATAAAACTTAGTTGCTTCATGACATGCAGGATCAAACTTTAAATACAATACTGCAGAAAATCCTGTAGCACCATGCTGATGCACATTATGATAATCATATTGCCTAGCAGTTTCTGTCCAGGCATTTGTAATTACAACTGGACATGGATACGATTGCTGAAAGTCTGCAACTTCTTCTTTAACACAGTCGCTCAACTCATCGAGATATGGCGGCACTGCCTGATCTCTCTGATATGACATGAAATCTGTATATTCTCCCGTTGGAATCTTATCTAACAACGGTTTCTTCTTCTCTTCCCAGTTACGGATAGAATAGTGCTTGAGATTTACTTGAAATATTGGGAATTCCATAATCAATTATAGCAAATGGGCGAAGAGGGGATCGAACCCCCGACCGACTCGGTGTAAACGAGTAGCT